CCCTGTTAACTCTAGCGGATTAAGGTTCCAACACAATGTAAGCTTCCCCTGGAAGGTTAAGGTAGGTTTGCAGCGTGGTCGCCAGCTAGGGCTCACTCCGCGGCCACTGAGGGACCTACACCGTTCGGGTCCGGGACTAGGCGGTCGAAAGGTACGTTGCTACCTCGCGTACCAAACCGCTTCCGCCCCGGGATGCCTATCCAGCTTCGTCAAGACAAAGTGCCTTTCCCAACTATCGTTCCTGCCACACGAGGCAGCTAAAGTACAGGTTCCCGTGGCGACTGGCACGACGGGTCTGTGCGGTTGGTACCCTGCCCACACCGGTGGTAGAGCTAGCGTCGAGCGCTAGTTACGTGCCGATGCGCACCGTCCGGTTCACCTAAGCGTAAACCCATGCCAGACTATGAACTACTGGCTTTCCATTTACGTGGAAACACAACCGGAAACCCCTAAATGGTTCTCTAGAACTCTGGGTACCGCTTGCCATCCTTAACCCGGCCTGAAATAACTTCAACCACTAGGGCATTACCCTGTCGGCCCACTTACCGTAATCCCATTTAATCCACTAAAGGTGGGGCCTCCGACGGGTGCAGCAAGAGCCCACCTCCTGGACCCTAGCAGCGAAGTCACACCGCATCACTCAACGCCCGATTAACACCCCGGGTTAGGTGAGTACACTAGTAGGCACTAGTGCTTCACACTGTGGAACTTGTCGACTAGACCAGGTCGGGACGAGAGCAAATCGTCAAACTGCCAAGGAGAATCCTCTGGTGACCAGGGCCCGATATTCAAATCGAGCCCCCAGAGGTCCCTCTCCACTAGCAGCTGTGCTTCGGCCTCCAACCCGAAAGCACGACAAAAACTCTCCCTGGCCAAGTTCGTTGGCTCCACAAACCGCGCTGAACGGCGCTCGTCATCCCCAACACCCAAAACCTCGTAATCACGGTAGAAGTGGCCACCTACCGCTTTCGATCCCTCCGTAACGCGCACGAGACGTTCGGCAAGGGTCTGAATCACAGGTACACCCGCGTTAAGAGCAAGCTCGCACTGGGCTACTCCCCTAAGAAAGGGTTTCACAAACGCAGGCTGCTGCAAGTGAGCGTGACTGGAGGTCATCTGCGAAATGACCTTAGACCACTCTCTCACCATTTGCCACCTTCCGGGTGACAGCTCTACCGGTGCACTCTGACCAAACCTGATGCCTTCGATATGGCTCACGGGACGTTCGAGGACCATTTCATGGCCCGAAAACTCGAGGGCCAGGGGGGCAAATTCACCAACAACCCGTGCAACGTCACCTCGGTTGAGGAAGACTAACGCGTTATCGCCGTCCGCTAGAGTATCGAACGGAACATTAATGTGCCTAAGCACGCCGATAACCACCGCAAGCATGATCAGTGTGTTGCCCATGCCTGTGTTGAAGTCTCCACTCGCCCTTCCGCCAGCACGCGAGAATTTGACACCCCCTGGAGTGTTCCCCTCGTTGACCAACTGCCGAGCCAGCAATGAAGCCAGCTCGCGGTCCCCAGCGTGTGCCGCCAAATACACACTGTGTTCCTGCTGCTGCTGCCAAACATCCACATGAGCCTCAAAGGCACTTCCGTCCACCTCGAACACGACGCAGTCATCGAAGGACTTGAACTTCTTT